GGGAGAGGGTACCCAATACATTGCGAAAGCTTTCAAAGCATTATTTGTGCCAGTTTTGACTGGATCAAAAACGATATCTGGAAAGATGATCACAAGCTCAGTGTGGCTTGTGAGCTCCAAGAGGGGTCACCAAACACTAGGCCTGGCAGCCATTATTACCCTTAGTTGGAAACCACTTACTAACTTCATCAGTTGGTCATGGAGATATTTCTTATCTAGTTCCTTGGATCCATCCCTGGTATCCTTGGATAGACGAATGAATGACCCCACCATGGCAGACACTACGATGGAAGAGATGTTTCCCACCGTTAATGGACAAGGCCCCTTGCTCGCGGCAAGGTTAAAACCGCGGTTTCGAAGACGTAAAGTCATTCTAACATTGGCGCAGGAAGCCAAAAATAAATTCCCAATCACTGATCGAACAGAAGCAATGAGATTGACAGTGAGGAGATATATTTATGATAGGATGCAGCAACATGGTCTTCGTCCAACCCATATCCGGTCTTGTTTGGATATAGCAGTCGAATTGGCTTTCACACCAGATGCATATGACATTGAGGCAGCTCAATATTCATTACTACCAAGTGTGATGGCTAGAAAACAGCTTTTTTCAGGCAATTATACCACCCCTAGGGGATGGCTGGATTGGTTCATTCCCCACGTGGGTCCCTCTTTGGGATACTCACGTGGTTGAGGGGGCCCAACTTTGTTACCAGGTGTGGACTGTGCGAAAAGCACTGCCCCGAACCACACCAACCTTCTGGTACAACGAAGCGTGGGCGCACCCGAAAAACAACGTAAATCATATATACTGTCAGACTTCTCGGTTGATGGTAATTACGCTGTTTATAACAACACACTCGATTGCTCCGAAGCAGCGATTAAAGAAAGGGTACTATTTGTTAAATCAAATGGAACTTTCCAACCGCCGCCAAGACCGGCACCGAACCACTTTAAGAACACACTGGGATTGATCACTGCAATGATCAGGAAAAATGTCATCTTTTGCAACCCGATGAGTGAGCGTGAATTCGCTTACAGTTACCAGGCTCCAAAACGTGATATTTACCTGAAAGCTGCAGAGTCATTAGAGCTCAAACCTTTTACTGTTCGTGATTCTTACATTCAAGCTTTCACTAAATGTGAAAAATACAGCTTCCGTGTTAAAGTGCCGGTACCTCGGATTATTCAACCGCGTAGTCCTAGGTACAACGTGTGTGTTGGTCGGTATCTCAAGCCGATTGAGAAGAAAATTTATGAGAA